AATCGCAGTCTATAAAGTCAACAGTAGCCAAAACGGCTATAGAGGCGTTATGGCTGTTGGCCCAATTGATGGAAGCGGAAGCATGTTGCTAGCGCGAGGCACTGCAAGCTTTATTTCGAGTTATGGATCTAACGTCATTGATAGCACTGCTGCCTATGCTTCCGGGCAAAGTGTTATTGCGATTTTAGAAGATGACAACGGATCAGCAGCCAAATCGTTTTGGATCAACGGATCGCAAAGAGGAACTTTTACTGATAACCCGTTTGGTCAGGGGGACGCGCACATTGGCGGTTTATCAAATGCCGGAAATCAACAAGCAGCGGCAATTACGATTGCAGAGTGCATCGTGCTGGCTTCGGTCGCCGCAACATCAACTCGCCAGCAGATCGAAGGCTACCTAGCCCCCAAGTGGGGCCTGACGGCGGGCCTCCCCGCCGGTCATCCCTACAAGACCACGCCGCCATGACCCCCCCCCGCACCCTGCTCCGCCAGGCCACCCCTTCACCCTCGCCAGACTGAGGCAACCCCCATGCCTGCCATGCCGCCTGAAGACGTAAGCCACCGCGACATTTACGTGCGCCTGGCAGAGCTTGGAGCCAAGATCGATTCGATCTTGGCAATCATGGCCGAGCGCAAAGAGGATGTGGCCAGGATCACTAAAGACCTCGACGCCCTGTTCACCCGCCAACGCACGCTTGAAACCCGCCTGGCGCAGATCGCCGGGGTGGGCCTGGTGCTGGCGGTGCTGATGCCGGTGGTCGCCACAATGGTGCCGCTCAGGCTGGCAGTCCCGAGCCAGGTCGAGCGGCTGGAGGGCGGGCGATGAACTGGGCCGCCTTTGCCTTGCTGGCCGGTTACATCGGGGTCTGCGAGGTCAGAGCCCCCAACCCCTGGGCGGCCTGTGATGCTCGCTGGAATGTCGCCCTCGGCGTGCTGATCCCCTCGCCCATCCAAGGCGCCATCCCAGCCGCTGGGCGGATGCTGGGCCTGGGCCGGCGGCGGCGATCCGATGCCAACCCTGAGGAGCCGAAGCTGTGACGCTGAGCAAGAGTGAGCGCATCCTGGCGGCGATCGAGGCGGCGCTAACCCCCACCGCTGGCATCAGCGGCCAGGTGTTCCGGGACCGCTGGGAAGCGGTGGCCCGCAACGAGATGCCGTGCATCGTGATCGAACCGCTGAGCGAAAGCGACGAGGTGCCCGACGTTGGCCCGGTGAACACCGACCTGGTGGTAGCCATCGACGTGTTGATCAGCGGCTCACCCCTGAGCACCCTGGCCGACCCGATCCGCGTCGATGCCCATGCCCGCCTGATGGCCGCGACGTTTAGCGGGCTGGGCGTGATCCACGTCTACCCGCAAGGCCGGGAATGGAAGGCCGATTCAGGCGAGATCGGCATCCTGAGCTGTTCCTACGCTGTGCGGTATCGCAGCTCGCTCAGCGATCTGACGGCATGACCGCCAAACCGCTCCCGCCCAGGCCCACCACTGCCGGCACCTTCCTGCTGGTGGATGGGGAATGGGTCAACCAATCCCCCGCTGAATCCCCCGAGGTACTGACCAATGGCACTGACCCGGCGCCAGATCCTGATGGTGAAGAAGGAGACGACGTACGGCACGTCGGCAAGCGCAGCCGGGACTGACGCCCTGCTGGTCCTGAATCCCCAGCTCACCCCGCTGGATGGCGATCTGCTGGAGCGCGAGATCATCGACAGCAGCTTCGGCCGGGTGCGCTCGCGCATCATCGCCATGCGCAAGATGGGGCTGCAGTTCGACGTGGAGGCAGCAGGCTCCGGCACCGCTGGCACCGCGCCAAAGTTTGACCCGCTCCTGCTGGCCTGTGGCTTCAACGCGACCATTGTGAGCAGCACCAGCGTTACCTACGCGCCGATCAGTACCACGCCCGACAGCTGCGAGCTCTACCACAACTGGGACGGGAATAAACACCAGGGGCTGGGCGCCCGGGGCACGTTCGACCTGGCCTTTGAGGCCGGCCAGATCCCGAGGTTCAGCTTCACCATGCAGGGCATCTACCAGGCCCCCACGGATGTGGCCTTCCCCAGCCCGACCTACACCAACCAGGCCGCCCCGGTGGCGTTCGATTCCACCAACACCGCCACGGTGACGGTCGCCGGCCTGTCGGCTTGCGTGTCGGCGTTCAGCCTGTCGATGGGCAACACCGTCGAGTTCTTCGACCACGCCGGCTGCACCAAGCAGGTGCGCATCACCGATCGCATGGTGGAGGGCAGCATCACGATTGAGCGGCCTGATGCGCTGAGCACGAAGGACTTCTATGCGCTCAGCCTTGCCGGCACCACCGGCGGCATCAGCTTCACCCATGGCACCGTCGCCGGGAACCGCCTGGCGGTGAGCCTGCCGACCGTGAACTTCGGCCCGCCTCAGCCCGCCGACATTCGCGGTGTTGCTGGCCTAGAGATCCCGTTCGTGGCACTCCACACCGCCGGCAGCAGCGATGAGCTGTCGCTGGCCTTCACCTGAGCCCAGCGGCTCAGGCTGGCGACTCTGAACCATCACCACTGCACCACATGGGCTTCAAGCTCTCAACGGCCAGCAGCTACCCCTGGCCCGTGTCTGGCGAACTGGCCGGCACCCGCTACAGCTTCACCGCCCAGTTTGCGTTCCTGGACCAGGAGCGCATCGACTACTTGCTGGTGTCGTCAGCCAGGCGCGAGGGCCTGCTGAAGCGCGGCGAGGATGACCCGGCGCTGGAAGGCATCACCTCCCGGGCGATTGCGGCTGAGGTGCTGGTGGGCTGGTCTGGCGTCACCGACGACGAGGGCGAGCCGATCGAGTTCAGCGCAGCCGCGGCCGACAGGTTCCTGCGGATCCAGGGTGTGGCCGCCGCCGTGGCGCGGGCCTGGGGCGAAAGCCTGGAAGGAGCCAAGCGGGGAAACTCCAAGGCGCCGCGCGGCATTGGCTGAGCGGCGCTGGCAGCACTGACGAGCTCCAAGAGTCGGCGGCAGCGTGGGGCCTCGAGCTGCCGCAGGAGCTGACCGAGCCTGAACACTTCGAGGTGTGGCCGGAGAACTGGGAAGCGGTCCGCTTATTCATCCGCTGCCAGACGCAGTGGCGCATCGGCATGAATGGCCGCGCCGGGCTGGACTATGGCGCCCTGCTCGCCATGGGTAGCCTGTATCAGATCGACAACCTGAGTCAGGTCGTGGAAGACGTGCAGGTGATCGAAGCCGAGATCCTGATCCAGGGGGCGAAGCACTGATGGCCGCCAACATGGACGCGCTGCTCAGGATCGCCACCCGCGTTACTGGTGCCGAGCAAGTCACAGCGCTGCAGGGCAAGTTCAAGCAGGTGGAGGGCGCCGCGCAGACGCTCACCAGCAGGATCGGCCCGCTGGGTGGTGCGCTGAGCGCCCTGGCGCCGGTGGCCACCGTGGGCGGCCTGGCGGCATTGGTTGGCAGGACGATTGAGGCGGGTGACAAGTTCAACGACCTGAGCCAGCGCACGGGCGTCAGCGTTGAATCGCTGGCCAAGTTCAACAAGGCAGCGGCCACCAGCGGCACCGACATTGACGCGGTGGCCAAGAGCCTCGGCAAGCTCAGTAGGGGCATGTACGAAGCCGCCGAGACTGGCAAGGGGCCTACGGCCGATGCACTCAAGGCCCTGGGCATCAGCGCCAAGGATGCCGCCGGCAACCTGAAGAGCGCCGACCAGGTGACGCTGGAGATCGCCAACAAGTTCAAGACCATGCCGGATGGCGTGGAGAAGACAGCGCTGGCGATGCAGCTGTTCGGCAAGAGTGGCGCCGAGATGATCCCGATGCTGAACGAAGGCGGCGCCGCCATTGAATCGCTCAGCGTCAAGATGAACGCCGCCTTCGCCAAGAAGGCCGACGAATACAACGACAAGCTGGCGGCCCTGGGTGGCAAGGTCGGGGCCTTGGCGGCTGGCATCACCGTGGCCCTGCTGCCGGCGCTCGATGCCGTGACCACCGTGCTCACGGCGGTGATCGATGGCTTCAGCAGCCTGCCCGGGCCGATCCAGGCCATCGCCGGCGGCCTGGCGCTGCTGGCGGTGAGCTTCACGGTGCTGGCTCCCATCGTCGCCAGCGTGATCACGGTGCTGGGCGCGTTTCAAGGCCTGGCGATCGGCGCCACCATCGCCGGCTGGCTGGGTGCGCTCGGGCCGCTCACCACGGCACTGGCCACGTTTGCCGCCACGATCGTGGGATGGCCGCTGCTGATCGGCGCCGCCCTGGTGGCGGTGGGCGTGCTGATCTACGCCTTCCGCGACGACATCGGCAAGGTGGTCGCCGCCATCGGCAAAACGATCTATGGCGCCGTGGACGCGGTGAACAAGACCATCCGCGACGGCATCGGCGCCGCCTGGAGCTGGCTGCAGTCGGCGATCGGCAACGTGGCCGGCGGCCTGGTCCGGCCCTTCGAGGCCGCTGCTGGCGCCATCAAGGGGGTGCTGCGCAGCGTGCTCCAGTTCGGCGCGAACGTGATCAATGGCTTCCTGGGAGCCATCAATCAGATGATCGTCGCGGTGAACGGCGTGGCCGGCCGGCTGCGGCTGCCCCAACTGCCCACCTTTGGCGCGGTGTCGGTCCCAAGCTTCGCCGGCGGCGGGTACACCGGCGACGCCCCCCGCAGCGGCGGCCTCGATGGCCGCGGCGGCTTCATGGCGATGCTGCACCCCCGGGAAACCGTGATCGATCACGCGCGGACCGGAGCCGGTGGCGGCGTGCCCAACATCACGATCCGCACCGGCGAGGTGCTGCAGATGCCCGACGGCAGCCAGTGGGTTTCCATGGGCGACCTCGAGCAGGCCATGGCTGCCACGGCGGCCGGGGTGATGGCCCAGCTGCGCAGCCCGGCAGGGCGCATGGCGCTGCGGGGGGCTTGATGGCAGTTGCACGCGGACAGGCGGCTTTCGTGCAGCTGGCCGACGAGGGCGGCGTGGTGATCGCTCGTTGGCAGAGCTTCTGGGTTGATGCCACGGTGACTTGGGAGGGCCAGGCATGGGACTACCAGCAGATGGACTGGGCCGGCATCACCAGCGGCCAGACCACGGGCGAGCAGGCCAGCCTGACCCTGCCGCGGTTGCCATCGATCCAGGCCCTGATGAAACGCGCGCTCTACGGCCCCTGGATTGCCACGCTGCGGGTCTACCAGTTCGATGAATCGTTGGACACCGGCGCCCCCCAGGCCGGGCAGGTGCTGGTCGGCTCCACGGTCGGGCAGGTGATCAGCGCCAGCGCCACGGTTACCAGCATCACCCTGAAGTTGGGCTCTGCGCTCAGCCCGGTCGGTGCGCAGTTCCCGCCGCGCACGGCT